TAGGATTAAAGCAGATGTCGTAGGGTGAGATACGAACCATCTTAGGGCCAACATAGTTTACAACTAGATCGCCTTCTGCTTTCACCTGATAGTTATCTTCCCACACCACAGTAGCAAAGCAGTTGCCGTACTGGATGTAATCATATAACAAATCACTAGAGATGTTTACAAAGTCAGACTGACGAACTTTGTTGTCCATATATGCTTGGATAACAGATCGTTTGGCTTTGGTGTTAGCCTCTTTAGTCTCTGCTTCAAACCGCATCCACTTAGACTGTGGGAACAAAGTAGCAAAGTAGTTAGCATGGAGATTGTCCATGATCTGTGTAAGCTTAGGAGTAGTGGTGCTGTTAGACCAAGGCAACATAGCATTTTTTGTTGTCTTAGTGTCTGTAGCATACAGATAGTTCCGTAACTCTTTCCACTCTTCTACCTTCTGCTCACGAAGGTTAGACCACTCACGCCACCGATTAGCCACCTCTACAGCCATAGAATCTGGACCTAGCAAGTACTCTAGTTCTATTGTTTCACCTGCCATTAAGAGGCTCCTCTAAATCTATTATTAGCCCAAACGATATTATTACTTTTATCTCTACGAATACTCTTGAAAGGCTTGACAGCAATGTCAATAGCAGAAGCAAGAGCATCCTTAATATCGTCGTGTGGTGGGTTCCTTGACTGTAGTTCTTCTTCTAGTGTCTGTATGTTACCACCACGGTAGTGCCAGATCTGCATGTTATCGTAACGAGGCTCAAGTGTAGCAGCTATACGTTCTTCTTTATTGCCCTGATGTTTGTTGGGTCTGTACTCATCAATGCTAATAGCTAACCCATGTTGCTTAACAAGTTCCTTGAGTTGCTTAACGATTGCCTGTTGTGCTACTGTAACCTCTGCTCGCATCTTACGGAAAGACCACTTGGTTGATAACTGCAGAATGTGTTCGAAGTATTCTGTGATACGATCTGTACGGAAACGATCAATGTCTAGGACATAGATGTTATTGTCTGAGTCAACACCTACAATTACAATAGCTGTGTAGTCAGCTTTCTTTGATAAACTAAATGCAAAGTCAACTGCAGCAAATACATTTAACTTAGCATCTTTGTAGAACCAGAACCCATTCTCTTGCTTCAGATGTTTACGTTCGTAATACTGAAACCTGTTACTCTCAATCGGTACGTTATCTGGATCAGTAGGATCGTTGTAATACTGTGCTCTGAACTGAGACTTGTCTAGGTACTGACCACGTTTCTTAGCTAGGATCTGACGATTGAAGCCAAAGTATTTACCGTCTTTACGTTGTTGTTGAGGCCATAGAAACTCACCGACACCATCTCCCCGGTCTTCTACTGCTCTCTCCATAACCTCGTAGATCTGTTCCTCAGATACCTTGTTACCGTCTTCGTCATACTGATCTTCAGTCATCTGCATCAGATCGTTGTATAAGTCTGCAGGGTGGTAACGAGTACCTACGATCCACTCCTTTGCATTAGCCCCTTCGATAGAGGACAACAAAGAATACTGGCTCTTAACTTTATTACGTCCCTCACCTGTGTATGCATTCTCATAGACAACAACATCATCTAAAACTGCAATGTCACAGTGCATCCCTGTGAGAGAAGTGGTAAGACCACCAGTAAAGACAGAAGGGTCACGAACATTCTCTTTCTTACGAAGAGGGTGGTCTAACATAATCTCTGATGTTGTCCACCGTACTCGTTTACCTTCGTCCTTGTTAACATGCTCAGGCCAGTAACGACTATAAGTCTCTGAGGTTAAGATACCCTTGATAAACCCTAGTTGCTTCTCTGCAAGGTTTGCAGTGGCTGAGATGTACAGTATCCGTAACGTAGGATCTTTGGTTAGTTCCCATGCAACCCTGTAAGCTACCAACCTAGACTTGCCGTGGTCACGAGGGAAGAGTAACAATTGGTGAGACTTAGAACCCCCTCTAGTCCACCAGTTACACACATCCTCGTGACATTGGCCTAACACTTGCTCTGGTGAGACAAGCTTAATAAATGTGGCTAGATCATTCTCAGCAGCTTGTCTAATCTGATCTAAAGTTACACTCATTTATTACTGATATTCCATTGTTTAACTACTGAGTCTAAACCAAAGGCTGCACCAGCAAAGGTAAAGATTGGCAGGTTAAGTACCTTTACTGCCTCACCTGCTAAGGAGTTTCCGAAGAAGACCCATAAGCAAATCAGCAATAGAAGAACTGCCAACAATAGGGCTGCCACTTCCCTCTTCAAGGTCTTTTGCTTCTTCGGTAAGGCTTGATCTGTCATTAAGGTAATCCTTTACGTTAAAACCGGGACAGGCTTTTGAGGACACCTCGTTATGTCCACGTATTATAGCACCTGAGTATTCTGCTGTCAAGCTATCTAGTAAAGTATTTAGAGCTTTTCTTTGTTTTTCTGTATAGTGCTCTTCGAACTTATCGTTAGCATCAGAACCAAAGCCACCTACAATACAAATACCGATAGAGTTTTTGTTGTGGCCTTTAGCATGAGCACCTGCTTTTTCTACTGGCCTTCCGGGGCAGACAACACCATTACGATCAAGAACGAAATGATAGCCTATATCTGCCCATCCTCTTTCCTCTACGTGCCACCTACGGATCTCTTCAACCTTATCAATGCAGTTAGACTTCTCCATCCAGTGAGGTTTAGTTGCACTGCAATGTACAAAGATTTCGTTGATGTTTCTCATTGACTAGCCATCTTTTCTACTGATTCTCTAATAGCTTTAATATTCTCATCCATACGACCAAGAGTTACAGCTTGGCTTTGAACGATAGTTTCAAGAGAACCTAGACGAGTTTCATTACGAATGATGTCTCTTGCATTGGCCTTTACGGCACTGTCTAAACTGGAGATATACCAGACAAGAGCTATTGTCTGTGCAACGATAGCCAGTACCAGAGTTACAGGTACTGACTTACTGAGGTGCCAATTATCTTCCATGACACCCTCTAAGCTACGAAGACGTCTTTAGAACCGAAGTCACGATTATCCGATATACGGATGACAACAGAGCCTGAGGAATACCCTGAGACAGTTGCTCGATAATAGACTTCCTCTGCATCAAACCCTACACCCTCGTAGTTAGATGTAAAGGTATCAGCATCGAACCATGTGCTGTTGTCCCAGCTACGTTGTACTGTAACTGTAGCAGACCATGTACCAGAGATAGAAAGGTTGAAGTGACCAACTACCTGCAGAGAGGCTGTGCTTGCGTTAGAGCTAATTGTTTCTGTTACAGCAACCATGATTACTCTCCCTCTGCTTGAGCAGCCGCATAAGCAGCCTTAACCGCATCACTGAATACTGGAGTACAGATAGCAGCAACATCAGCATCTTCTGCTGAGAGATCAGCATCAGGCATTACCACATGACGATGGAATGTACGGCTGATTTCTGTGCCATCTTCACTGATGATGGTCGCCGTGCGAACTTGCACTGATGACCAGTCACCATTGTTAATTACTTCGATCTTGTCGTTAAGTGTTGATTTAGTCAGTGCCATGTTTACCTCCTTGGCTGGACTGTCCACCCTCAAAGGGCATTAAGTAATATTGTTTATGACGTAAGCCACTGGTCGATTTGTTGATCCTGTTCCAGCAAGAGTTGTAAATGTAATTAAATCTCCAGATGATGGAGTTAAGTTTGCCCCTGTCGCAGTAACAATAAATGTTCCATTTACAATCGTGGTGTTTCCATCACCAAACTTTACAGAAAAAACATCGCCTGATGTTGTGCCTGTAAATTGAGTAATGGAGGTAGCCCCAGTGTTTGCAGTGTGCAGAGAGTTGATGCCACGAACGTCTGGGGTTGTATCGCCATCGGTAATTGTTTGGACTGTGTCTGTAGTTGTTCCAGCTAAACTATTTCTGTAAATAATTTTACCGTCCGTTGTTCCACTGTCAGTAATTTCAGTAAGAACATTTAAACCATAATTGCCATCAATAATAGAATACTTGTCACCTTCATCAGACCCTAATCGCACTTGCGAATTAGACTGAAATTGATTTGCAAAAATTGTAATTCCTACATAATTCTGGCAGTCAACAGCATTGCCAACCGAACCGTTTTGGAAATTGTTATGTCCAATAAAAACATTACTTGATATTACACCGCCGCCACTACTATCACCAACTTGAATATGACCATTTGTTGGAGTGCCCTCGAAAGAACAGTTAGTAATCTTAGTTAAATCAGTGCCAACATAAATATTAGATAAACCACTTCCCTCAATGATTGAATTAGTAATAACGTGTTCTGCGCCATTGATTAAAGCAATTTGATAAGCTGTGCCCGCAGGATCATCTCCATTATTTTTAATTGTACAACTATCCATAACAAAAAGCTGTGGGCCTTGAGCAGAAACAAAATCATTTTCAACAATGACACCCCGACCGTCTGAGTTCCTCACTTCAGATGAGTGCATAACAAAGTTTTGTGGACGTCCAAACCTTATACCAACAGAATTAGCTTGATCTACTTTTACACGTTCCATCTTTCCATTTAAGGGGTAGTTAACTTTTAATAGGTTTGTCTCACTGCTAGAAGCATTACTAAAAATCTGGATGTCTCTAATCGTCCAACCCCAGAAAGTACCGCCTCCGATGTTGTGATAACCAACATCCATTGCCACACCACTAGATATATTAAATTCCAAGATAGTGCTTTCAGAACCTTCACCAATAACATGAACCTCATTGCGTTCAATCTTAATGCCAGAGGTCATATAGTAAGTTCCAGCAGGAAAATATATTGGAACCTTCCTAGCTTCAGCCGCATCAATAGCTGCCTGTATTCCAGCAGAAACATCAACAGAACCTGTTTTGGCTACTACATCAGTAATCTGAGCATCAGACAAATAATCAAGAGCATTGACCATCATGTCTGCAATCATACGAGATTTTACTTTAGTTAATGCCATTTGATTTCCTTACGAAGATTGATAGCAAATAGAAATAATTACAGTGTTATCATTTGCTCCAGTATTTAAGTCAGCAATAGCTAAAGCATTATTGGATGATCCATTTGAAGTTGTTTGATAATATAAAACTAATTCAGACCCAGAAGCTTGAGCAATATGAGGATGATCGCCGGTAAAGTCTGCCGCCCAAACAATAGCAGAATTGCGAGAGTTCGCAGCAGCAAATGGTAAACCACCGATACGAACAGTGCCACTTGCAGAGCCAACCGTAATCCCATCAGTCCTTAGGTACACACGAGCATTAACCATATTACCAACTTTAGTGTAATGACCTTCTTGTGTATCATAATTTACACTGTCAAAATCTGTACCCGTTGTTACATACGTTGGGGTAAAGACACCCTCTTCATAGTCATCGAGGTGTGTTGCAGTAGTCTGAGAACCAAAGTAAACCCCAGTGCTTACATACACATTACGCCAAAAGTTTGAGGCACCACCAATATCTCTTGTGCCATTTTGAATTGCTGAGCCACCGTTTGTTGGCAACACACTTTGTGCACCAAAGGTAATCCCAGTTGTTGTTCCAGATAGCTGAGCCTGACCAGATAATGAACGAACACCGCCTACATCTACGCCATTCTCAAGGATTGTGATTTCATCTGTTACAGACACATCTTTTGCAGACACATCGTTAAACTCTGGGTTTCTTCCAAAGATGCCGCCGTTTTGTTTGATAGTCATTGTGTAATTCCTTTATCCTACGACAGTGCCGTTATGATGCCATTAACAACAGTTATTGATGATGGGCTGGCTACAGTGCCATTAAATGGTGCTGTAAGTGGACGGCTTTCAACTAAAAGATCTCCAAGGTATGCTTCAAAATCTCCTGCAATATTTGATCCAAACAAACCAAAGTCAATTTTTGTATCATTCCCATGAGCACTATCTACAGTAGCAAACCTAAGTATCTCTGTGCTATCAAGCAGAACTCTAGTACCACCAATTCCATTCCCGTCATCTGTGATATTTTCTATTGATATATTGTGCTTTGTGTTTGCTGATAAATTTACTGTAGATGCTCTTGGCTGCACCAAAGTAGTATCGGCTGTGTCTGAGAAATATACAACTTGCAACTGCACAGATGTAGAAACCACACGAAGCCTAAGTATTAAATGCGATGAAGTAGTGCCCGATAAAAGCCTCATTAAATTAACAACTCTAACAAGCCCATATCCAACAATGTCATCAACATCAGGAAGCCAGAGATTAAAAGAAACCTTGTTTGCTTGTGTCATTGTTAATGAACGACGAAGATTGCAACTATCCTGAGATGCCGAAACAACAGTATGTAAAGATTTTTCAGCAGCATCCCACGGTGCAGTAGCAATTACAGGAGCAGGTGATGTTCCAGTTAAAGTATATGCTGAAAGAGTTCCACTAAAGTCTTCATCTAGTAATGTTGAGTAAGCACCTGCAATCTTAGTGGAGGGAGCAAAGCTACCCTTGACGTTATTAAAAATCGCAGTTGCTTGATCTGTAAACGTAGAGCCAGATGTTGTAAGCACATTGTCTTCGTTTAGTTGTTGAGGTGTTCCTCCCTCAGCCCAACCAATCCATAGATTTGCTAGAGCCTGTCTTTCTTCATATGTAGCTGGGTGCACATCATCGGAGAAATAAGAAGTATGATCTTTTTCACCAACTTCATACTCGGTTGATACATCAAAGAATGGCAAACTCCAATAAGTTGCTACGTCACGAATGACCTCTCCGTTGGCCCACACGTCATTGCTTGGAGAATCATTTGTAAATTCAGAAGGAGCAGAACATAGAATAATCTCAGGCTGACTATAACCGTAAAGTGCTGCCTGACCTTTAGTAAAGTAGATTAAGAAATCCCAAGCTCCATGAACTGTTGTTCTATCTAACTTGTAAAGTGTTCCACTGGTTACTGTTCCAGTTAAGGAAGATGTATCATAAGCAATAGTTACTACATTAGTTGATATAGACTGTACTCTACCAGCAGCAAAAGCAAAACCTGAAACGCCTGATGAGGTAAGACCTACTGCATCTCCAACCGCAAATAAACCACCGTTGCTTACAGTAATTGCAGTAGTTGAGCCAAAGGCTACTGATGAAATTGCTGAAGATATAGTAGAAGGATTACCGGCAGCTAACTTTCGGTCATTATGATTGTGGTCAAGAACAACAACATCGACCTCGCCTTCACTAAAGACATTGCCAATTCTAAACTCGCAAGTCATTTCTGATGCTTTTGTAATAGGGTCATAAGCATCATCAAATACTGAACCAGCACCATACAATGCAAGACCAGCCGCCACGTCTGCTGCTGTCATTGACAAACGACGAACCTGCTGAACATCTCCATCTGGAGTAATGGCAGCTATGCCTTCAAAGGTTCCCCTAGAACCTGCAAAGGCATTATTAACTACCTCTGCACCTAATGTACTTCCTAAAATTTCAGGATAGCTATCACCCCCATCAGTACCAAAAGCTGGAATTGAAGTGCCAAGCCAAAGAACTTTTTTATCTTTCCAACCTAAAACTCTGGATTTAGTAGACCGAGTTTTAATTTGATAATCATAGAATGATGAACGAGGACGATACTGTTCTTGAATACTATTTGTGTTATTAGAAAGAATTTTACCGTTATAAGTTTCAAGGCTTAAGGCAAGAGATGATGCTGTACTTAAATAAGTCTTGCCTTCTAGGTCATATGGGCCAATGCCATATGTGTTTGCGTGGTTAATTGCAGCAGTGTCATTTGTTACTCCATCACCAACAGCACCAAAATCTTTTAGAGTTACACGTTCTTGCAGCTTGGCTTCGACAGTACGATCCTGAGCACCTGTGCTACCTTGGTTATAAATAATAGCTGAAGCATCAGAACCATTAAGAGTATCTGTGTTAGTAGGATAAACAATCTCAATCGAGGAATTAAGAGGAGGTGCTTCTGAAAAGGTAATAGTTGTACCTGACAAACTAAAACTAGCCTTGTTCTGGTACACACCGTCTATGTATATATTTACGTTGTTTTCAATCTGAGGGTTGGTTGTCAGGGAGTAGGATACTGTAGTCCCATCTCCTGTGTAGTTTGCTGTAAGGTATGTAGTCTCAAAACTAACGTCACCCGGTACAAGGGCTACACCATTAATATAAAGTGTATTAACATAAACATCATCAGCATTTAGGATGTCATTACTGTTCATGTCTAAGTCAGCACCCATAGAGTTAGGGGTACTACCGTCTAATGACAGTGTGTTGTCAAACTTATCTCGTAGGTTCTCGAAGTTAGTGTTCAGTGCTTGCCGACTGTAATAGCCAGAAGCAATGGTTGTAATATCAGGTTTCTTAGCCACGTTGTATATCCTTTACCAGTGGTGGATACTAATTAGTTAAATCTTTTAAGACCCAGCCGTTCAGCTTCTTCATCAAGCATCTTCATGGCGGCTGTATCCATGTCCTGCTCTTCTTTCTCTTGTAGCTTCTGCTTAGACTTAGAAGCAGGTTCCTTCTCAATCCAACCTCGTTCCAACAACAACTTAGCAGCAGTGAAAGAACTACGACCACCCTCAGTCATCTCTTCAGCAATAGCTACGATAGCCTGAGACTTAACCTTGATGTCTGCTTCCCTTCTCCACCGGGCAACAAAAGGCTTGACCTGTGGGGCTTCCCGGATAACCTCCCAAACATACCAGCTACCAAATACCGTCATAGCAAATGTATACTCAGTAGGATCTTGAGGTACTAAACTTGTAAACAACTTATGAAGTGAGAGGTAAGTCGTACCGTTTCGATCTACATCCTCTTCCTTTGTTGTAAACAAGACATGTTCAGGATTGTCGTAAGACAGTTCGTAGAACAATGATTTGGTTCTGACAACACCCTTAATAGTACGGAAGGATTCAGGTTTAAACAGCATCAAGAGGTTTCCTTGCAAGAATACTAGATAAATCATTATCTAGCTAAACATAAAAAGAAGTATAGCATATAACAACAACAGAAGTCAACACCTTTCTTTAAGAATAGGACAACAAAGAATTTCGATTCATCCATTGACAAGTCAACAACAATAGTGTACCCTCTATTATTCTTTAAGGATACCCTTAAAGGATCTATACTTTAATTTATTTATAAACTCTAGTATCTATACTTTAAGATTACTTAAAGGGTACCCTTAAAGAATAGATCCTTAAAGTATACACCGCCATGTGTTTGTTGTAGTATACACCCCGCCCCACCTGCAGAATAGTCTCTGAGAGCCACAGAGAGGCCCGTACAGAGCCTTCTCTTATAGCTTGGCTACCCTTACCGCCTAAAGGGTACTACATCGTCTGTACGGTCTCTTTTTGGAGCCATCCCCAAACTTTACCCAGTTCTTCTATTGTAGCATTATTCTTAATGCGGTTTGCCTTATGACTTATGATACAGACGTTACCCTTCACGTATCCCAACTCAGGGATAATTCTGTCTAGTGAAGGAGAGGCATCGGATACTTTACCAGTCCAATCAAACTTACAACCAAACACTGGACAAACTTTAGGTAACCTTACATCTTCTAAATCTAAGTTAAAGGGTAAGTCTTTTTTCTTTGCCCTGTACTTACACGAAGACAATAAGTCTTTCTCAACTTTTTCTTTGGTTCTAAAACCTTTGTAACACCTATTCAATTTTTTAGTATGTTCTTTATACTTTATAGTTCTTGAGTTTCTTTTAGGTTTTTTACCTTGGTAATTTTCTTTAAGTTCTTCAGGTAATAAACTCTGTAAGTACTGCTTTCTTTCTTCTACTTGATCTGTGTTTGGCTCGACACCTCTGTCTAAAAATTTAGGAACACCACCCCAAGCTACAATCTTCTTTTCTCTATTTTGATAAACTCTCTTTAGGTATGAATAAGACATTTAACACTCCCTTTATTGCCGTTAGTGTATTTTACCATACCTATACCCCTTCGGTCAACCCCACCCCCTTTTTTACATGGGCAGAAAAATTGTGAGAAAATCTTTTGGTGTATTGTACATATAGATAGCCGTGTACCCACCCCCGCATCGACCCGCCCGTGTGGTCACAAAAAGCACCCGCACCCGCCCGTTCTCTCTGAGTGTGACCACAAACGGGTCAATCTGGACTTATCGGCCATCCAAACTGGACTTATTTATGGGGCATTTCATTTATAGGTCAACACAACTTACCTAAACGATTGATCCCAAACGGATATTACGTCAACAGTCCTTACCTATTTTTGTTATGTTATACAGTAACATTTTACCGGCCGGGAACAAACCCAGAACAGGTAACGAATTGTTTCATTGTTGTAACATTTAATCACAATTTAAATTTTAGGGTTTGACAAATAATTATCTAACTGCCCTATATATAATTCACGGCAACACAAACAGAGAAAGAAACAAAATGATTAAGCACACATTCAAAACAGACCGTATTTACAACTTCCCGCAAGAAATATCTATTATTATTGAGAAAGACAAAATTACTTTTGATGATCCTTCAAGAAACATTGCAGGTTATATTGAACTGGAAAGTGACCATATGATCACAAAAGCAATCAATACAGGCCACACTGACCTAGTAAAGAAACTATCAAAAACTTGTATTATGAACGCCTATGACAACGGAAAGCATAAATGGTTATCGCCTTTTGAAGCATCACAACTTTTTGACCAATAAGAAAGAAAAACACTCTGCTTAGCTTATATCTTGACAGTTAGCCGTTGCGGCGGCTAATCTCTGGATATAACTCAAACCTAGAAAGGTAATACAATGAAAAATGCATCTGACTTTAATCTTGACGACATGGTGGCATCGTGGGCGGTGGAGATCTTCGAGCAAACTGCAGACCGTGAAGAAGGCTTAGACCTTGTGCACCAGTACGCAGACGGTAGTGAGTGGGTTATCTACTATGGCAAGGCACACGATTTGTGCCGCAACTGTAACACGGATCAAGGTGAAGACTTCGTGGAGGACTGCGGTGAGCCAGAAGGTGGGTGGTCCTACAATGGTTTTGCCAGTGCTATTGCATACGGTGAGATTTATGCCCGCCTGTCTCAGGCTGTTGACGGTCTTTATGAAATGGAGGTGGCATAATGAGTGTGTTGTTTTTTACAATGGGAATATTAATCTTGGCCGGGATCTTGGCCGCAATCTTGGAGCATGGACAATGAAAGAATTTAAATATATATTTCCGTATGATCGGATTAAGACCGAGAAGCAAGGCGGATTATGGCAAGTCTGGGTTGAACACCAAGACACCGGAGACATTGAAGCCTTTGCACATGATGTAAGACAGCAAAAGGCAATCTTTAAACTTGGTATGGATTGGGCAAGGAAAAATCAATGAAATACTTTGCAACATTCGTAGAGAGTGGCACCAATTATCGGTGTTATATCGAGGCCGAGACAAGGGAGGGGATACAGACACAGCTGCTTGGCCGTGTCTACCCACCAAAGCAAGCAACCATTGCCATATATAGGAAGAAAGAAAATGTTTAGTGTTAAGGTGTTTGATGGTAGCATGTTAGTCTGCTGGTATTCTACACCATGCAAGATAGATGCGGAAAGATATATGGATGACTTGCTAAATAGAAAGTTTGACTTGGAAGAATTGAAACACCTACGGGTAGAGATGGAGAAAGTGTGATGCACAGTTACTACAGAAATACGATTGAACAGGTGGAAGCTGCCGATTGGATCATGCCACAGAAAGAATGGTCCTACATAGAGGACGAAATAAAGGCCGTGGAGAGGGCATTGGATGAAGCCATGTGGGAGGGTGAGGCAGACCGAGCTAGGCTACTCACGGAGGAGCTAAGGATCTTACAGACATCTCTTAGACTTGGGGAGGAATATGTCACAAGTTGGTGAGATAGTCGGGGTGCTGGTCATGTTGGCATTACTGATGCGGTTTGATCTGATACTTTATGTGCTGTATATTTTATACAGAAAGTCGAAAGGAAGATAATAAAATGTATGTAGCTTTGTTTGTACGAAAAGATAGTGCCTATAAGAAAAGAAAAAATTGGGATGTATATGATGCGAGCAGAGATGCTTTATCCTATAAAGAATATTTTCCAGTGGTTTGTCACCCACCTTGTAGAACGTGGGGTAAGTTATCACACATGGCTCATAATGCTAGGCCGGGGGAGGCTGATCTTGCCCTATGGTCTATAAAAAAGATAAGACAAAACGGTGGTGTCCTAGAACATCCATCAGGTTCTAGGCTATTCGGTAAGCATTTACCAGATGTTGGGCAGGTAGATAAATATGGTGGATTCACTATATTAATTGATCAATATGACTTTGGTCATGTAGCTCATAAGAAAACTAAACTTTATATCTGTGGAATTGATAGGGATGAATTGCCTGAGTTACCGCCGAAGGATGAAACATTACATTACTGTGAGAAAGGAAAGTTAAGATCAATCTGCGGCAATGTTAAAGGTACAACAAGATGTACTCAATATCAAAGAGAGTATACACCTGAGAATTTAATAGACTATTTTGAGAGTGTGTTAAATTTAATTAACGGTAAGCATGAAAAAAGGTGTTGACAGATGAAAGATCATGGATATAATAGACTTGTTCTGGCCCCCCGAATATATATTCTATAAGGATAGATGCTATGAATAGATTAACACATCAACCATGTCCCTTCGAGGATTGCTCTAGTAGTGATGCCTTTACATACTGGACGGAAGATATGAATGGTAAATGCTTATCTTGTGATAGATCATACCCACATAGAGGGATGGTGTTGCGGGACTGGGCAAGAGATAAATACCCCTTGAAAGAAAGAGAGGACAACGTGACAGTATTACAGACACAACTTCTAACACCTAAGATCATGCAGTATAGAGGTGTTAAGGAAAAGACTATGGATTTCTATGGGGTGCAAAGCTTTGTAGATGCAGAGGGAGAGATACAGAAACAAGCTTACATCTATCCATCAGGTGGACGTAAGATGCGTACCATGCCCAAAGACTTTAGGACTGAGGC